CATGTGGGGCGCCCGCTGTCTGTGCGACGCGGACCTCGACTGCCCGCAGAAGCTCGACGAGGGGCTCGACGTGCCGATCGTTGAGGGGATCTGTGAGCTCGGGCGGTGCTGGTACCCGAGCGAGCTGCAGTAGCTGTCGTCGGTCTGCTTCGTCGATGATGTCGCACTCAAACCGGCCGCAGATGCTTGCGTTCCTGGGTTTGCCCAACATGTCGCAGGCGTAGTGTCGCATGTCGCATCTCGCCTGGTGGGGCGTGAGACATCATGTCGCACGCGGCAAAGGCGGTGGTATCATGCTGTCGTGCAGCTCGAGCTCACGGACACGCGACCGGCTGCAATCCTGCGCCTTGTTGGGTCCGGCATGACGGCCAGGGACGCGGCAGCCAAGATCGGCATCAACCGCAAGACCGTCGAGCGCTGGCGCCAGCACCTGTCTGGGTTCGGCGACGCCTACACGTCGGCCGCGAAGCTGAGCCGCGTCGGCACGCCAGAGGGGCGCGATGCTCTCGACCTGCTCGTGCGGACGTGGACCCCTGGGGGACTGGTCAGCCATGTGGAGACGGCGGCCCTGGACGAACTGCGCGGGGCGACTGTAGCCCTCATCGGGACGGGGAAGGTAGCTCCGACAGAGCCACCTTCCCCTGTAGCCGAGCCGCCTCGAGCTCGCGAGCCAGAGCCCGTCATCGAGCCACTGCCCGAGCGCAAGCTCCCCCGCGTTGAGCGGACCGAGTGCGTAGAGCCGGACGTGCTCGATGTACGCGGCAAGGAGCTCACCCCCCACGTCGCGCGCCGAGACGAGATCTCCCCGTACACGACGGCCAGGCCGCCGACGCGTGACGAGTGGCTCGCGGAGATGGCCAAGCTCAGCCTGGACAAGACTCAGCCCGATCGGGTGCGGGCGGTGGCGATCGCTGCGGTCAGCTCGGGGCTGAATGGCGGACCCGTCAGGGCCCGGCCTGCCGACATCGAGGAAGTCACGACCGCAGCGGCTCGCGAGCGCGGGCGAGACCCCGGCGTGCCGGCGAGCGTGTGGGAGGAGGCCAAGAAGAACTTCCTGGGTCCGGCCCCCGAGCCGGAGGCCACGCGCAGCGGGGACGTCGTCGAGTTCGATCGGGCGCCAGGCTAGATGCCCTGCGCGGCCTCGAATGCGCAGGCACTGCACTGCATGTGCAAGCGGTCATCGCCATGCAGCTCCTCCGCGTACGGGTCAGGCGCGAGCTCATGCGGCCCTGGCCCCAGGTCGCCGCCGCACGAGCAGCACACGCCGCGCCTGGTGTTACAGGTCGGGCACCGAGGGACCCGAGCGACGGCGAGCCAACGCACGAGCATCGCGGCCTCGCCGGTCCCGTCGAGCACGCCTTCGCCGTCCGACCAACGGAGCGCCCACGCGAGCGCGAGCCCGCTGGGGTGTCCTGATGCGAGCAGCCAATCAGCGCGGACGTACTCCTCGGCGCGGGAGGCCGGGTCCGTGGTGGCGTCGAGCAGCAGGCGAGGGACGGGAACGAACTTGCGGCCGGAGCCGTGGCACGCGGGGCATGTCCCGGTCACCGTCGAACGCCAGCCGCCTATCGTCGACTCTACGACCACGCCGTTGCGGTACCCCGTCCTCTGCTCCCACCATGACCAGCGCCTACGCCCTCGACACGTGCGGCACGGCCCCACGTCTGCAGGCGGGGGCTCGCTCTCGACGAGGATCGCCCACGCGAGAGCGACGGCGGGCGAGACCCTGAACAGCGGAGCGTTTCGCTGAGCCTCAGCCCACACCTGCACGAATGGGCCACGCAGTTCCGGGTGCGCGTCGGCCTGAAACGCGAACATCTCCACACACCAAGGGCCACGGCCGTGCCACTTGGCCTTCACTGCGTCGTCTGGCCGGCGCAGCCACCCACGCGCCTCGGCCCACGCTCAAGCCGATCCTCGAAGGCGGCCAGCTTGTCGCGCACGTAGACGACGGGCCGCATGGTGATCTCAATGTTCTTGTTGCCTGGCTCTGCGTTGCGACCGAGCCAGACTTGGCGCTCAGCGTGGCCAGTGTTCCACCGCTGCGGGAACACGACGGCACGACCGCCGGTGCGGACACCTTGCTGGTTCGCCTCGAAGGACTCGCAGTTCTACTTCGCAGGCCCGATCATCGGAGCCCCATCCGCGCGAGCAGCCGCTGCAGCTCGGCGTCGAGCTTGGCCTCATCCTCGGCCGGTACTTCGAACGGCGTCGAGGTCATGCGGTGCTGACCGGCGCGCGAAAGCCCACCGACGAGGTAGGGGCCAAACTCCCCTACCTCGCCGACGAGCAGCACGGCCCGGTCGTGGATCAGCTCCTCGGGGGCGATCGCCACGCGGCTGGCCTCGTCCTCGTGAGGCCAGCACGCGTCGTCGGTCCACGCCGGGTTGCGCTCGGGCAGGCCCGCGAGCTGCTCGGCGTCGCGCTCGCGACTGCGCATGTCCACGATGATCCGCCCCAGCCTGGGCAGCCGGCCGCTCTCGTCCGCCTCGAGGCTCACGGGCCCGATCGGGTGCATGGGTGGCGGCCGGCGGGTGGTCATCGGTCGGTGCCACCAATCGGAGGGGGGACAGCGCGTCGTTCGGCGTGCATCATGGCGGTCTCAACAGCGGTTGGCGGTGGGTATTCCGATAGCACGCCCCGCTCGACGCCGATCACCGCCTCCTTCACCTCCGTGGTACCGTCTGAGCGTGGCCTCCGAATTCTTCCTCGAGACCCAGTCATTGGTCACGCCGCGCCTGCGAATCGGCTACCGAGTGAGCGTCGGCGCTCGCTGTCTGGCCAAGCGCTCGGGCCCTGGCTTGATCGGGATCGAGATCCGGCGTGGCGACGGCGGGGGTGTCGCGACCTACCCGTCCGCCGTCGACTTTCTCGTTTATGGACCAGTAGCCGCTGCCGAGGAGATCACGCTTGAGCTCGGGGCGATCGACATGGTCGGCGCAGGCTCCTATCTACGCACCTACCAGCTGCGCGTGATGGCGATCGGCGGAGTGGATGACGTCTCCGTGCGCGACGCGAATCTAGCGACCTCGCCGTACTCTGAGCCCGGCCTCGCGCCACCGTGATCAGCCCACGCCGAGCTTGCGCTTGAACAGCGCAGCCAGTCCTTCGGTCGCCGCTTCCTTGAAGATCGCGTCGACCTGCGCGCTCGCGGCCTTGACGTGTTCGGCGACGATCCGCTTGGCGAGCTCGGCCGCCTCGCGCCGGACCAGCGATTCCAGATCGAACTCGCCATGCGACCCCTTCTTGAAGACCATCTGGCCAACAAGCTCCGCCAGCGTCGTTCGCCCCTGCTCCTGACCCCATTGGGAGAACTTTGGGAACCCGCCATCGAGGGCAGCTCGAACACGTTGCTCGACGACCTCGCGCGTCACGGCTGCGGTGACCTCCGCGATCGCCTTATTAATCTGTTTCCCGAGGCGTACTTCGACAAGGCGATTGAGATCGAGCGGCTTGATCTCTTCCTCGTCCAGATCCTCGTCATATTCGACACGCGACGTCGCCTTGATGATGGCGCGTTCGATGTGCTCGTCGGTGATTTGGATGTCTACGGTGAACGTGATCGGCTCTGTCACGCCGGCCATACCGAGCCGATCGGCCGCGTATTCCGGGCCGCGACATCATCACGTGAACGTGTAGATCGCGTGGAAGCCCGCCTGCAACTGACCGTTGATCAGGTCTTGTAGTGCCTGGTCCTGCGCAGCTCCGAGGCTCGTCGCGGTCACGTGCATGGTGACCATCCACAGACCACCCGCTAGGTAATCGTCGGCCACGCTCACCGTAGTGAAGGGGTCGGCGGCCGCCGTCACAACCGCATCAAGGTACCCAGCATCGACGCACACGCCAGTGTAGTAGGCGGTGTTCACCCCACCTTCTCCCCGCATCTTGGCGAGCACGGTTGCGCGGCGATCCTCGAGCGTCTGCCCTTCGACTGGTACAATCCCGCGCTCGCGTTCGCGCTCGGGCAGCATGATATCGGCCGTCCGCGGATCGTACTGGCGCTCGAGCATCTCCCGAGCTCGACGGAGCCGCGAGAAAAACCGCGCGATCGCTCGGGCCACGGCTGGCAGCCAGCCGACCCTGCGGTGCCAGTACTCGCCAAATGGAAACTGGTCCATCACCACGGGCGTCTCGCTCACGGACGTCACGTCCAGGAACGCCAGCTCACCGTCGGCGTTGACTTCTTGCGCGCCGTAAATGTCGAGGAACGCCATGGCTCACACGTCCCTGACCGTGATCACGATCGCCCCGATCCCGAACCGGGCTTCCTGCCCGACGCCGGAAAACACGACAGGCGTTGGCGCGCCGATGAAGTCCGTGATCGGGCCAAAGCGGCGCAGAGTTCCGCCAACGGGAAGGTTGAAGATCGCCCAATAATCGGCGCTGCCCGCCTCCGTGATCGTCGGGAACTCGATCGGGGACGCGTTTGATCGCGATGACCTGCCGACGCTGGGAACCGACGTTGTCCAGTCTTGGTGCCCCACGCGGGCGTAGCCCGTCAGCGTGAGCTCGACGCCAGCCTCCGCTGGGCTGCCGAGGTAGAGCGCGACGTACCGATCCACGCCGGCCGGCAAGACCCCGGCGAGCATGTCGGCCCGGCCGTCTTCAGGATCCATGGATCACCCGAATTGCAGGGATGTGAAACGCGCCAGCGCCGTGTTGCGTGATCTTGCCGACGATCCAGCCCTGCCCTTCGAGCCAGCGCGCAAAGCCGCGAGCCCACTTGGACGAGACGGTGCGATACATGGACTGCTTGCGCCATTCGTAGATCATGGTGGCTCCGCCCAAGTAGGTGTACCAGGAACGAGCAAAGAAGTCGCCCCGACCAGCGTGTCGTAGGGCCCGTAGCCGCCGAGGCCGTCTGCCACAAACAGGCGGTGGTGCTGTTCGCCGGCCGCTCGGTCGATCGCCTTCACCAAGTCGTCGTAGTAGGCGAGCCCCCCGGGCTCGACGGCAGCGAGCGCGAGCGCGAGCGACTGCGTGACCGCGTTGCGGATGTCCACCGTGTCCGGCGTCAGCACAATGTAGGGGTCGAGGTCTTGCAGCACCGGACCTTGCACGAAGACGCCGTGCAGGCCGGCGGGCTTGAGCGCGGTCAAGGACGCCTCGACGGTGGCGATCAGAGCGGGGCTTGGGACCGGCGAGTCTCCGGGATCTGTGGGGTCCCACTCCTGTGCGATCACGACCAACACCGTGCCGATCCCAAACGCGGCGTCGAAGGCCCACGCCTGCGCCACGCCGGACACGTCGGTCGACCAGACGACGTAGTCGGTCTCGCTGCCACCACGTGGGACCGACTGGATCTTGACCAGCGTCCGCTCACCGACCGAGTCGGCGTCCTCGGCGTCGAACCCGTCGGCGATCCCGTCCTCGCCAAAGGTGCCGAGCACGATCGCAGTAGCATCGAGTCCGACGGGCGGAGACACGAACGTCAGCTCGGTGCCCGTCAGCGTGTTGCCTGCCGTGCCGGCCTCGGACGCGGAGAGCGTGACGTTCACCTCGCCGCTCGTCACCGCGCCAATGACGGCTGGCGCTTGGACCAGAAACTCTGCACCGTCGTCTCGGGTGACCAACTGCAGCGCCGGGATCACGGTGCCGTCGACGCCCGTGGCCCTGGCCGGTCCCGTCGCTGTGGTGGCAGGGTTCGGGTTGAGACCGTAGATCCCGCCCCACAGCAGCTTGAATGCTGCGTCGGCGAGATCGACGAACATCTGCCGCGCCTGCCATTGGAGGATCCGCAGGTACATGAAGCCGAAGGCCGCGAGCGCAAAGGCGAGCGCTTCGCGGAGACGGCTCCCGAGCGTGCCGTTGATCTCGACTTCGAGGTCATCGCGGGCGAGTTGACGTAGCTGCTTTAGCGTTGGGACCTGGAACATATCAGCTGCCCCCCTGAGGCAGAACGACTGCGCCTTCGGCCACGTTGCCGTCGGAGCGCAGGATCACCCACCGCATCGTCAGCTCGTTGACGGAGGTCTGCGTGACCATGACGTCGACGCTCGCGGCATGAAGCGGAACAAACGCGGCGCGCAAAGCTGACTCGTAGCGCTCCTCGAGCAGCAAGCGCGTGCTGGCTACGAGCGGTTGGGCGAAGCCAAGCCACCCCCGCGAGCTCGCTCCCTTAGGTCGGCGACACAGCCATTGCTGGTGACGGCGGGTATCCCCGGGCCGGACCGCGGAGCGCTCGGGCGCGTCCGTGAAGCAGACCGCCAGCACCTCCTCGGTCAGCGCGTCGGTCTGCTGTCCAGCGAGCTCATAGACGGGCTTGGGGTTGGAGCTAGTCATACGACTGGGTCGAGGTAACGGATCGTCGTGCCGGGCAGCAGCCGCAGCATCTCAGGCCCCATGGAGTTTAAATCAATTACGCTGTCCACCGCGCGCTGCAGCACGTCGTCGTTGACGGCATCGAACTCGTCGTACAGCACGGGGATCAGCGAGAACACGTCTGTGGTCGTCTGCACGGTGTGCGTGAGCAGGCGCGGCAGCGAGGCCGCTGTCTCCGCGAGGAACGCCCGCGTGGCCGCCCGCATCACGCGGGCGTGCTGGTACACGTCGCGATCGAGATTGTCCAAAGCGAACAGCGCTTCGAAGGCTGGCTCGAGCGCGTCGGCCACGGCCAGCACGCTGTTGACGGTGGCGAACGAGGTCGACGTGATCGCTAGGCAGACAGCCACGGTGACCGACGACAGGACCAGCGACGTGGCCGCAGCTACTTCGTCGACCTCTTCGAGATCCTCTTCGCTCGGCTCCGAGACTTGGTCGGCTTGCAGCGTGGACGCGCCGTCGTTGAAGGTGACCCCGTCGTTGAGCGCGTTGATGAACGTGTCGGAGGCCTTGTCGCTCGCCGGATCCTGGACCGCCGCGGAGCCCAAGTCCGTGTTGCCCTGCGATGCGAGCGAGGGCACGAGCGACAACAGCGAGAGCGCCGCGCCCATGAGCTGCATGGCCAGCGTCTGCGGCGTCAGCAACAGCTGCTCGAGCTGATTCTCCAGCGCGAGGATCGTGCCGACCACGGCGTTGACGGGCTCGAACGCGGCCGCGATCTTCCCCTGCGTCTCGTTGAGCCAGTCGAGGCCGGCCTGCAGGGTCTCGAGCTGGCCGTCGTAGGGGCCGTTCAGGGTCTGGCGGCGGCCGAAGTCGACCGCCACCGCCTTGCTCAAGATCGCGATCGCTGACTCGACCGCCGAGGTCGCCGACTCCGACAGGATCAGCTGCGGTTCAGCGTCGATCAGCGTGAGCGACCCTTCGCTCACGAGCTGGCGCGTCTCGTCGTACAGCGTCAGCTCGTACTCCCCGTCTAGCCAGAGCCCCGTCACTTCTCCGAGCACGGGAGCGCGCAGGGCGAACGGACCGCCCGCGAGCAGCATCGCCCGCAGATCAAGCGACGCGGTCTCGTAGTCGGAGACGATCCACTCGCCGTCTTGGATCAGCATGAAGTCGACGCGAATCCGCTGCGGCGCCTGGCCGAGCGTGATCGCGGTCGCGCCGTCGACGTTTGGCGCTTCCTTGATGACCGTGCGCTCGGTTCCCGTGAGCGACGTGGTCTTGATGAAGACCGGGATGTCGTTGATGCTGCCGCGCTCCATGGTCTCCTCGGGCTACGGCATCGCCAGGGTCTCGGCGACCGTGATCGGAAGCGGGAAAGACGTCGGGATCACGTTGGTGATCTGGATGGGATAGACACATTGGTTGCTTGCGTTCGGTATGCACAGGGACCCCGTGCCATAAGACTGAGCTGCAACCACCTGCGCCTGACCTGTCGGCGCGATGATGTTTGGGGAGGCCGCAAACCCTCCGCCATGTGCAACGTCGACTCCATTCCCAACAACGCGACGACGGGACGGGACGGGTATTTGGTTGCAATCGGGCGGCACAGCGTAGCCAGAAGCTTCATAGGCCGGCCCAGTGCAATCGGGGGTTTGGTAGTATTGAAGGGGGCTGCCGCCGACTATGTGACCGGTCTGCTGGTTTATCGTGAATGTCACTTCGTTGACGTCATCCCAAACGAAAAACCCG